GGTACTTTCTCTAAAAAGAGTCCCTCAGGGTCCTATAGTGAAAAACCACTCCCCGTAATGGGCTAGTGGAAAACTATAAGAGTCATGCATGCGAACCGCTAATCGGTTGCGAATGATCACCCATCACAGGGGCTCACCACACTTGGGAAAAACAAGTTCTAAGCTATGAAAGCAAGTGTGTTGATTTTAGGTTATTAAATAAAATGTATGTTTACGCGATACTACGCGAAGGTCAGGAAAAACCTAGGTTGAGTTAAAATTGAGTGCTGGTGGACCAACGATATACACCAGCTCATAATCATCTGCAGCTGCCATTGTCACAGCACCACCACCAAGGTACGTGACATATAAATTGTTGACAAATGTCCACGCTGACACAAGCCAATACTTTGTTGAGCTAATTGTGTATCGTCCTGCATTTGTGACACCGTATAGATTTGAATACCATGGTAACACTACTGACTGTGGCATGAGTGGACTATTGGAATACTGACACCCATCATTGTACTGAAACAACGAACTGAGTATTATTGACGTTGCTGAATACGGTCCTACATAGGATGTTGCTGTGAATGTGTTTGGCATCAACCATGCGAAATTCGACATGAGTGAGTAATACTGATTAGTAGGCAAGACAGACGAGTTGTTCTGAAAACTAAGACGTATTCCGCCACGACTATATCGATAGATTACTCGCATATAAGAATACATGTCGACATAGCTAGCAGATGTCCCTGGTGTCCGGGTTACTGGCAACCATGGATTGACAGTGAATGATGATGCCACTGTAGCAGTTGTATCAGGTGCATAAGCAATATTCTGAGGGCGCATCACAAGATCTTTTACATGATGTACCTCATCTGCCTGACAAATATTAGTTTCACGAGAACCAGTTGCTGGTATAAGCGGTGGTGCTGGCATTGCACGAATATCATCTCGCGTCAAACCTTGTGTCTCAAAATCATCTTCATCTGGTGGTGGTACATAGTACCAGTTAGTGAACAAATTATCATTTGTTGGTCGTGAAAGTTGGAAATCAGGACCAGCAGATATCCAGAGATTTATGAAAACTCCTGGCACTGGAGTAGCTGGATGATTCAACACGTTCAATACACTGATACGAAGTCGACCAATATTACCTGCCACGAACGTTGTTATATCTCCTGTAAGGTACTTTGTAAAGGTCCACGGTTGGTGAAAGAGATATGGTATGGTAAATGAAATTGATGACTGTTGCTCAATATCAAGTATAAGAGAGGTTGTACTTGCAATTTGATCACTAGTAAGAGCACCAAGTGTAATATATGGATCATATGAAATTCGCAACCGCCCAACATGCATTTGTGAGCACGTAACCTGGAGATGGAATCGAAGTGATCCTCGCCAAAATTGACAAGTACTAGCCATGTAGGACAATAGGGATGGAAAGAGAATACCTGGCGTATCCAAGTTATCATAACATGGTCCAACAGGTAGATAGTATAGTGTTGAATCTGTCGGATCACCAGGTAGCCAAGTTATACCTGCTGCTTTAAGTGATGGTGTTTGGGCAACACGCAACATTTCCATCTCATGGCCATCTCCTCCAAGCAATTCGCATGCTGGTGCCACAGCTGCGTCTGGCCTAATTGACAAGTTGGTTCCATCATTCAGTCCATGTGTGTTAACTAGGTTGGCAAACTTAAGTGTCACTGGTTGTATTGCTCGTAGCGACACCGGATTCGTCCAACCAAAATAGTTCGCCACCATAGCTGCTCCACCTGTTGCTGCTGATATACCTGCTGCAACAATGCCAATTTCTGGGATGAATGTTAATGCACCAGATATGGCAGAGACAGACTCTAATACCGTTCCAATAATACCCTTCTCACTCTTTGATGTTTGTTCTTTCGATGCTCGTTGAGCGAAGAATCCTCCTTCGAGGTCCATAGTTGGTGTAATTGGAGCAGGCGGAAGTGGGTCAGGTCCCACAACAGTTGTTGGTCGTGTTGGTGTTGATGGCAAAATTGCTGGAGTTGTTGCTTGTGTATTCGTCACTCGTACTGGTATTGTATAACCAACAGCACTATAACCAGCCACATCTACATCCACAAAATTCGCGAACATTGTAAACGAAACTGGTGTTGGTGCTGCGGCATTAGACAGAGGATTAAGAACATACATATTAACAACTCCAAACTGATACGCTGGATTAATGGCTGCCGATTCATTATAAAGTGGAATATATTGATATGGTAATGCGTAGGGTAATTCGAATTCGTGCACTTCATTCTCAGATGGTGAAATAGTAAAACATGGGCATCCTGATGCAGAGAAAATATTATTGGTCGCATTCACTAAGTCCAACGTATTGTTGAACTGTGGTGACCATGACACAAGCATTTGCCCATAGTGGAATTTTGATCCATTCATACGTATCCCAACCTTAACTCCCGCCCGGAAATAGGCAAAATTTTTCACCTTATCCCAGATTGGTACGACAGAGAGTAGGAAATTTGGAAATGAGACCTGCGCAATAAGTGTTCCCATTGGCATAGCTGGCGTCCACGTATAAGTTGCATAATACGTGCGGCCAATGAATGCAGTCAAACTTTCCTTCATGTACGGATCAACAGGTATACTTGGCGTTGGTGCAATATTTTGTGGTGTTGTATTGGTTAATATCGATGTATCGCTGAATGTCGTGATTTGATTTCGTGATGTTACATTATCGGCATTTGTTGTGGACGAGGCCGTGTTGTCCATTGGTTCTATTGTTTCGGATGCTGTTTGATTTACCTGAGCGTAGAACAGCGAGTCTTGCCCAGGGTGCTGTGCAGCCTTTATTTTGTGAGGCGCTCGTAATGACTGGGAAATGAAAATCTCCTCCTCATTATCTAGGTCGCAGCAATATCGTTCTCTGTGCACAGTTTCAGAAACCGACAAGATCACACGACCACCACTCTCAGTCCCCCAATATTCGCCACTGGTTAGGTAGTCAACAAAGGGTAGACGGAGTGACCGTTTTTGCGCGAAAGCATATACATGCACTATGAATGCATCAAATGCCTCACGACCATGATGGAACATTTCTCGACACGCTGCAATAAAATTCGCACGCGTGGCTTCGACATCGTCATTTGATTCCCGAATCCAATTGATCATCTCCTTGATCGATGCCATACTTAGTGGTGCCAGCACACGTCCCGTATCTTCACGGAACTCTCGTTTAAGGAATGTTAGTTCCCGATCTTTCAGAAAGAGAGTTCCTCCTTGAATTTCTTCTTTATCTGGTCGGTTGTACACGATGCCATACTTTGCGAATGAACGCGAGATTGACTCCATGTTAAACCACTTGACCTCTTCGGACACTGATGCTATATTGTCATCACCATAAGTCTTCAATCGTACATTGTCACTAAATGTTGTGAGTGAACCACCCAAATCAATATACATGATTCGCATCATCAGCGAGTTCACTAATGAATTGATTATCGATGTCATGACTATACCTGATGGATTCCCTTGATAAACCCGATACACATCCCTCTCAGCGATATGGAAAGCTGAGAACATTGTTTCAAATAGGCATTCACGCACATTCTCGTTCCCGTCATCATAGAAGGTGTCTATGATCTTTAAGACACCCCGCAGCAATTGATATGATAGCTGCTTGTCATAATTGGAATAGTCTCCCCCTATCCAATTTGTGCCCATGTGTTTGAGATGATGGTACATCATTCCCCACTCGTCACTATGCGGGTTCAGTCCAACGGCACACTCCCCAAACACATGATCGAACATAATGTGTGAGGCGAATTTTTGGAAATACATTCGCACGGCAATATTCAGATCGAATGGAGCCACATTAAAGACTCTTGTTTTGCCAATTCGCACTTTCTCCAACTTAACACGCTCATCCTTGAGTATGTCCATGAATAGTGTCATCGTAATTTTTCGATCACGTGCTTCACTCAATCGTTTTTCAAGTTTCTCAGCTACAATTTGATGAAGTTCCCTCTCGCCACTCTCTCCACTGACAAAATCAAACTTACCATTCTTACTTGTATTTGAATGGATATATGGATAACCTGGTGACGTGTGTAAATTCATGGGTGGTGTCCATTTATCACCGGGAAAACCATTTAAGGCTTCAGTTGCTGTCAGTACTGGTCGTTCCGTGTTCTTATATGGCGAGTCATATGACATAATATCATTCATTAAATGAGCAACAGCTGCATCAACACGATCTTGCTCAAATACGACAAGTGGCACTTTCTGTTTCATAATGCCATTCCGTAGTGGATTAATCTCGCCTACTGGGCTCAACAGTGCAGGTGCTGTTGTTGGTTCAAACACTCCATACAACGGGGATCGTATAATATTAGTATGTGTGGATAAACGCACCTGCATTTTTTGCGACACGCGACCAAAATGTGGCAAACCAGATGTTTTACCAATTGCGCGTTTTGATTGCGCCGTCATTTCACCATCTTCTGGATCGAGCACTGGTACTGTTATAGATATATCGTCCCAGTCCTTGAGTTCTTCATAGAGGAATTCGCGTGTTATTGGTGTTGAAAGACCTCGTAATTGTGTTCCTGCCACATGAATGCCGAGAATATGCCCACCCTGCACACTTGGATTTAACCACACCAGCGGTGAACCACAATAGCCACTCAATGCAAGTCCATTATACACGTACGACTTGATAACGTGAATACGCTCTTCCGTTCGTGTATTTGTTGCTGTGGTACCTGCGACTTTATAGTCCAGGATGGTATCTTTCTTGATATTATTGCACAATGTTATGATTTTACCATTGTTTTCACCATCAATTACCCACAACATTGCCTCATCCATTGGGTACCGATTAACTGTCACACTGGTGTGAAAATGTGAGCGTATGTCAACATGGCATGCAAACCGTTTTGGGAGCCTGAGGAATATGACATCTCGATCACCAAAACTTCTTACATCACATTCAGACGTATTGACCTTCGTCTTGATACCTACTGCTGACACCAATTCCAGTGGGGTTGATGTCACTGTCAGACCATGGAAGAGATGTAATGGCAACATTAGAACACGCCCATAAATGAACAGTCCACGTATGTTGCCAATTGATCGATCACCATCAAAGGCTTCGACCACAACAGCATTATTCGTAATTTTGTTAATTCCAAGATTGTATGCGTTGAGATCCGTACATGATTGAGCTAATAACCCATCCTTAACTTTCTCCAACACATCATGTGGTAGAGTTCGACCACTCTTATCTTTTTCGTCCCACAACAATTCGTGCACCATCAATGGTCGACGAACACCAAGTTGACTTTCTGGTACCCAATGTGTTCTTTCTGGTGTCGACTTTACCGCACGCCACACAGTTCCGGCTTTACATCCTGGCATATTCTTGATTGCAAGAGGACTCTTCTTATTTTCAACGATGAATTTCGTTTGAGTTTTCCGTGTCTTTTCATCACCAGAAGTTCCACCTTCAGTATTGTAGTGATCTACATATCCAGTTAATTGTCCTACATCATCAACTCCATATGCCACTTCGCGCTTCCCTTCAATAAATGCATTCTTGATCATGACACCAAGACTCACCACAGATATTGTTGTGAGAATCATAAAACCAACCTTGAACATCATATGTCCAGTCATATATTCGCGTGTCTTGTCAATGAAATCACCAAGTGCTTGAGTAAAACTGGTTGAAGCGGATGTTAATCGCTCACACAACCCTTTGTATAGCACTTTCATTTTTGCTGTCCATGATTCTGGTGCTGGCATTTGTGTTTGTGCCGCACAATAGATTTGCAATCGCTCCTCATCTGACACAAAGCCTGCATCACGCAACACCCACTCCTGGTTGTGATAGGGCGTCTTAGTCATTGCTGTCGCCAATTGATCCAGATCAGACTGATACAGTAGATCACCTTGATAATCATCCACAACCATACTTGTTGATGGTTGCGAACTACGCCACATCTGTGTTTCAAATGGTAACTCATTTCCATGCACATCACGGCCTGCCCGTAGGTAATTTCGTCGAATGACGGATTCATCTCGAATTTTCTCATGCTCTTTCATTTCGATGGCTATCTTAATGAGTTTGTCGTACGAGGCACCAAATTCGGTCACACCAGTATTTGATTGAATATTAAAACGCATGACAGATGTTATATCTGCGGCAACTGGAAGACCATCGACATAAGTCGGAGGAAAGTCGCGCTCAATCTTCTTTTTGTCTAATCGTCGCATACTATCCAGATATTGTGGAATAACGACGAGCTCAACCATTAGGTCAATTCGCCGTCGCACTGCGTCATATGAGCGAACCACACCCTTGATATCTTCGGGTATTGGTGTGTTACCAGTAAGCATAAGGAACTCAGATGTCATATAGGTATTACCCTTTGAGCCCAAATCCGCCTTGGCAACAGGCCATGCAATTGTATTTTTGCAGTGGATGAGATCCATACATTGTGTAATCGTGCTCTCCGAATCCATTGATTGGAAGGCATCATCGATGATAATGACTGCCTGACCTCTGTACCCATCCCAATGTTTTGCTTCTGAATTGCGCACATGTTCTTGTTCACCTGGTTTATAGACCTTGCCTCGCAAACCAAATGAGTGCTTCATGATGTCCGTTATAATAAAATGTTGCACTACTGATTTACCCAAACCTGGACCTCCCCAGAGATACAAGCTAAAGGGCGCTGCTCGCATCGAGCTATCAGCAAGATATGGTGCTGCAGCATCTGCAAGTTTCATACACATCATATGTGCACCTTTAAAGATAGTATACGCTTTGGGCATGGTGTGGTGTGGATTCGATGATAAGAATTTCCACAACAACTGATTATATTCATCACCCTCTCTCGCCCATTGCATAACTTGTCGCGCCTCATCAAGATCTTTCGTGACACGAACAACACCAGGTGGATCTCCATTGTAATAGAGTGACACTTTATCCATCCACACAGGTATTTTTGTTGAAACCATTGTCAATTCTCTCATATCTGGATGTATTCCAAAAACATGCACTGACGCCATGTCATATGCATATTTGAACAATTTTTCAACGAAGTGTGCTAAGCGCTCAGTTGACATTATCGTGCGTGATATCTGATCTAGTTTAGACACACGCTGCGCATTAGCTTTAACATCATAATCGGTCACACCTGCCATTGCGCACAACAATTTGGCAGTACCAACTAGAATACCTTCTGGAGGGGCATCACCTATTTGCGCGTGAAAATCCCCCTCAAGCTCACCAGGGCCGTCTTCTTCAAAGTCGTCAGCCAATCTGTGAACAAAATTTTCATCCACTCCATTTCGCACGCCACGAATTCGTTCCACCGCAGTTTGAAATACTTGCGCCAACTGCTGGGCATACCCCCGGAATAATCCTATACCAGGGAGGTGGAAATGAGTGAGAAATTGTGCTACTGCAGCCATTTTGTTAACAAGTGATGACTCAGTACACAACTGAACGATCATCAGCACAAAAGAAGCCAATCGCCTGGCCCAATCTGCTGGATTCACGCCCAGATTATTATTCACGATTAATTTTGATAACATATCAGTAATCTTATCAATAGTAGGGCACTCAACTCGCACACTCGGAGAAATGTGAAAATCGAACACTTGAGCGACAAAGTCATCTTCCTTGATATTCTCATAGATGTTTGGAGGTGCTCTCTCATGGAATCCCTCCAACTTCATTTGTCGTTCTTTTAGTACATCATGCATTTCAAGCATGGTTGAGCCATTCACACCAAGTTGTGGGGCATGAATAAAATATGAGTTAATAGCTAGATACACCCCTGTAATTGTCATATTTGGGATGTCATCCTTCATTTCTTTCAACATATAACGCCCTTGCGCAGATGTAACACGACCAGCAACACGCCAAAACAACGCATAAGCAGCCATCGTTCGATCTTGATGCCACTTGCTAATTCTGTATGCTTTTCGAAGTGATGCACAATCATCACACATTGAATTACTTTCATCACAATTACCACGTAAATGTTCAATTGGGCCTAATGCTTGAGTTTCAAAATCTTCTGACTCTTCAAACATTGGCGCATACTTCGCATCACGTTTTTCAGTACGCTGTTGCCGATCGTAATCCTCACGTTTTGGTTCCAACCATCCAAATATCATTCCACGTTGCTGTTGTGAGAGAGTATTACAGACAGTATGAGCCGCGCGACGAATCTCGTGTTTCATTGTAACAATTTGATTGTCATAACATTGATGGTCAGCAATTATTCGACGAGTGAAATGATTAGTACTCATTTTTGAAAGTATACTAAAATAATTCTGAAAAATTGCACTCACATCGTCAGGAAATTTTCGTACAATACGCGCAGCACGTTTTAGAGAAACGCATTGCTCACACATTGAGTGAGCATTAGATGCACACATTCCAACAGGGTGAACAACAGCGCGATACATTTGAGCTGAAACATTAAATTTCGATGTGACCGAGGGTTGATGCGATACAACCGGGGTCTGAGCAATAGTCATTTTTACAACAGCTGAGTACTTGAACTGTGCTGCCAGTTCTTCCTCACTGAGGTTTGCCACTACAGATAGCGCTTGGCCTGTCTGTAGACTACTATGGCGAGTCTCTTCTGATTCGGGGGCCGTCATTTCATGAAGGCTGGACAATTTTTAACCTTAGTCAGAGGTCGACGATATTTAACTGTTGTCAGCAGACATGTTTAAATTAAACATGTAAATGTTTTTGGGTGTGAGTATGAAGTCACTTTCAATTTAACAGTAAGAAGAAAGAAAAACATATCGTGCAAGAAACATTCTGGTAGTCCAGTGCTTGCACCAAATCGATTGTTTGACTTCAGCATGACATTGACAATCGCATACATAGTAAAGGATTTTTCCGCACACGGTCTAGTTGTATAGTCGAGGAAAACTTACGTCCAAGTTCGAGCAGTAAAATGGCTGTGGGCGTTAGAGCTTACTGCCAGTGGTTCTCACGATGGGAACGAATCCCAGGAGTCGGTGTAAGATAACTAATAGACCATAAAACCACACATTAGTAGAATAATGTTATTGAGCGAATAATAATTGAAATAATGAAATGATGAATGTGAATGATATTGATAGCGAGAAAAGAGAAGGCGTCACATAACAAGATGTAGTATTTCAAACCACAGTGCTAGTACACTTTGCAAAGTGATGTGAGTGACACACACATATTGGTATGAATCAAAACGAAGACGGGAGGGTAAAAGAGCCCTCCCG